ATCCATATTGGCAAACAGTTTCTATATTAAGAGACGCTGATGGTTTAGATTTATGTAGATTGGATTACGAAGTAAAACCACATAAATTGAGAAATAAGGAAAGTATAGAATTAATAGATAAGGCTGAGGAATTATTTTTAAAAACAGAATGGAAAAAATATAATAGATTTTCAGATTTCTTAAAAGATAATATGAACAATGATTAAAGTAGGAGACATAGTTAAATGTACTTTACCAGTGGGTACTTTAAAACAGGATAAGATATATAAAATATATCTTATCGATGGAGATCTATGTTCTGTCGGTCAAAATCAGTCAGGACTTGGTGCTAGTTGGCGTATAGATAGATTTCAAAAGATTGAAGGCAAAGAACTAGAAGAAATTAAAAAAAGAGAAAAAGATTTGATAGATATACATAAACATGATGATCCTTACGGGGAAGAGATATGGGTAGGTGAATCTAGACTATTAACAGAATTTAAAGATCACAGTATTTTACTCGATATAATTCACAATAATATTCTAAAAAGTGAAGCTGAATTTGGTTTGATAATTAAACCAGAAGACGCTGAATTAGAGAAAAAGGTTATTCTTTCTGTGTTTAATAAATATAAATTTAAAAAATGGAATGAATATTCTAACGATGAATATATGAAAACTTTTAGAGAAGTATATAATAAAATATCTGATCAATTAGAAGATCAATTAAAATATTACTTTTATAATACACCAGAAGGTAAAACAAAAACAAGATATAATTGCCATCTTGAGTCAGTCATATCAGATTTATTCAGATTAGTAATAAATAATGAAGCAGTTAAATGGTACAGTAAAGGTAAATTAACTATTGATCCAAACTTCGTATCACCAATAGAAAAAGATTATTTCGAAGATTTCATAACAGATAACGAGTTCAGAGAGTTTCTAATATATAATTTTTGTTACGATGATTATGTTGCCAGTTGTGAACCTGGTTTTAAAAGAGATTTTAAAAATAACGATAGGGAACAATTTATAGATAATGCTTTCTCTTGGGATGATTCAACACACAATTCAAGAGGTTCTAGGTTCTGGTCTAATCTTGATACAAAATGGAACAAAAAAATAGGAGCTTACGACGACGAAGATATGGATGAAGCAGTTAAATGGTACAGTAAAGGTAAATTAACTATTGATCCAAACTTAGATTATAACATACCAGAATATAATGATTTTATAACTAACGACGAGTTTAGAGATTTTCTTATGGATTATGGAGTTTATGATGAATTTGTTAAATATTGCCACAAAAAATATAAAGATGATTTTAATAGTGCACTGAGAAATTCGAAATTAGATATTATAGATAATTGTTTACACTGGAGTGATACTCCATCAGGTGACGGTTTATGGGGTGATCTTAATAGTAAATGGAACAGAAATAGATACTAAATGATAAGAAAATTTGATTCATATATAAAAGAGGAGTTAGATCCATCTAATAAAGAGCTAGTAAATGTTCCTGATCTTAGTGTGTACATTGGTTGGAAATGGAATGATAATATGATTGCTAAAATGAGGGGTCTTCAAAAACATCTCGAAATTAAGTTGTTGTTTGATAAAATAGGAAAATCTATTAAATTTTTAACAACTAAAGATGTGATCATAACTGGCAATTTAGATTTTATAACAATTAATACAGAACAACACGTAGAAAGAATTGAAGAACCATTTTGGTCAGAACAATATATATTAGATGAAATAAAAATATTTTTCTTTGTTGACGAAATATTATATCCAGTGAAACATAATCAAATAGTTCAAGTAATTAAAAAAGAACAAAAATTTACAGAAGAAGATCCATATGGCGAAGAAGAATGGTAAAAAACGTTTACAATTCTGAATAGTCCTTATTCACAATGAAATCGAAATTGTACCCCTCTTTAATAGCATATTCTTTTTTAGATTGGTTTATATCATAATATTTATTTAAATAATAATCAGATTTTATTTCACATATTAAATTCTTACCAGGTATATAAAAATCAGAGTGATAATATTTTTTCTTATTCTTATGATAGTATATAATAGTTGGCCCTTTCTCAATTAATATATTATTAGAATAACAATAATCTAAAAAATCTTTCTCATAAGTGCCTCTATACTTTAATTTTGTTTCATCATGATAATTTATTTTTTTACCACTTATTTGAGACTTTTCGAATAAATTATATGATTGCATTGGATTTTCAACTCCCCAATTTTTCATCGTAGTACTAATCTTTTTGTTTTTTATAATATCTGATTTTGAGGGGTTGTCCACTCCGTATTTTTCCATCCAAGTATCTTTTGATTTATTTTTAAAATTGATATTTTTAAAATTATCTTTTCTACTCTCTTTTATATAATCTACTTTCGATATGTTATCTACTCCATATTTTTTCATACATGTATCTTTTGATTTACTTTGTATTTCTTTAGATTGTAATCCATATTCATACCCATACCTTTCCATATTAGTTATTTTAGATTTTATTTCCTTGCATTTTGGACAAGCGTAAAACCCTTTATTCTTAATATTTTTCATATAATTATAATATTTTAGAAAATATACTTCACCACACGAATCGCATTTAATATTTATTTTCACAGCAGACCCAACACTCAGATCATTTATTTTAATTCTTATTATATCATTTTTATGAAATGGTCCGTATCCTTTTTCAAAATACCATTTAAAATTTGTTGAGTTTATCTTCACGTTAATAAATTCATCAATTATCATAATCTTTCTTTTTTTATTTATATATAAAAATTGATAAGTCACAATCAAAGAAAAAACATCTTATTTTCAATTTCTTTTTTTAATATATAGATATATGATCAAAAAATACGAAGATTATAGTAAAAATGAGGTACTTCGCTATAGTATGCTAGATTGGGACGACAATATATTATACATGCCTTCAACAGTTCACCTAGATAGACTCGTACACGGTGAATGGGTGGCAGTAGACGTACCCGCTTCTCAGTTCCATAAATATATTTCAAGTGAAAAAACAAGAATGAGAAATGGTAACTACCACGAAACGTTTGAAGAATCATCAGATACAGGACCACGAGGAAATAAAGCTTTTTTACTTGATACCATTAAAGGTATAAAATACGGACATTTTGCTCCATCGTGGGATGATTTTATTCATTCATTAATAGATGGTAGAATATTTTTAATCATAACAGCACGCGGTCACGAACCAGGTTCTATAAGAAAAGCAGTAGAATGGATTATATATAATTATTTATCAGAAGATCAAAGAGAAGAAATGAAAAATAATTGTAAGAAATTCCATAAATTATTTGGTAACGATCCAGATGACGTAATTGAAGATTATCTTGATAAATGTGATTACGTTGGAGTTATGAGTGACTATTTTAAAGAAACTTTTAAAGTTCCTAATATGAAAATAAGTCAACTGGTAGGATACGGTAAATCTGTTGTTATAAAAAGATTTTTGGATAGAATAAAAAGGTCAAGTAGAAAACTTGGATTACCAGCAAAAGTGGGATTTTCAGATGATAGAAGTAGAACAATTGAAGACGTTGCTGAATTTTTCTCTGGTGAGAAGTCATTAGATGTTGAGAATAAATATGATATAAGTTATTATTTATTTGATACATCAGGTAAAGATAAAAAGAAGATTAGAATATGATAAAGGATTTTGAAAAGTCTGGTCCTGTAGTAAGAATGGAAGAATATTTTAAAGGACGTTTTCCCGATGAAATGACTTATTATGTTTTAAAAAATGAATTTACTGGTTGGGCTCTCTTTGATAATAAAGAAGACTCTTCTTTGTGCGGTATTTATCATATCACAGAATACGTTTACGACGAAAATAAAAAAAGATTAATTGCTAGATATGATATAGGAAGCGCTGGCGGTCAAAATATTAGTGCTGAAAAAATAACTAATATCAATTTAAGAGAAGAAGTGGAACAATTTAACGTGATGCATGCTGATGTTATTTATCAATTAGAAGAAGCTGTAGAAAATAAGACTACTAAAATAAGATGGTACAAAAAAGGTAAATTTGAAGTAAACGAAAGCAAATCAGAAGAATCAAATATAGATAAAATAAAATCAGATTGCTCTAAACCAAACATATTCATTTCTTTTAGAGACTCTGTTAACGTATCACTCATTAATCCTAAAAATACATTTGGTACACCCACTGGCGTCTACTCATACCCAGCTATAGATTTTATAGATAAAATTAAAGAATGTAATACCATTCAAGAATTCCTCGATATATTTCCATATAAAGGTAGAAACGATCCTAGTTATATATATTTATATCAACTTAATCCTAAAGCTGTTGTGCTTGATAATAATTCCACTTTTGAAGATATTAAACCTTATTACCAGAAGTTGATTGATTTATATTACGATAATGGATCTTATTTTGAAAGGATATTAGATAATGTGAAGAAGTATATTAGTGGAGAGCCAGAAGAGGAGGATAAGCATCATTTATTTCATTACGATATGTTTTCTAATATGACTTATAATATAAGGAAAGATCAAGAGATAGAGGTTCATAAATTTTGGACTTTAACTTATCATTTATCTGACGAAGATGTGTCTAGATGGGGGAATATGTTTAGAAAACTTGGTATAGATGCCTTTGTAGATCACGGTGACGGGTTTATTCATACAAACGAACCACATCAGGCTCTATTACTTGCCCCTAAAATGTTTAATAATTTTGATATTATAGAAATAAATGATTTATCTAGTTATAAAAATGAAATTAAAAAATGTGTAGATAGCGGTGAATGGATTGATACCAATAAATTAGAAAGAATTTATAGAAAAGATCCTAACTGGGTTCTTAATATTTTCTTATTAAAAGTCAATAAAGGAGATTACGATTTTATAAGTGGTCATCCAGAATTTGTGGAAATGAATAAAGATAACAGAATTATGACCAACGCTTTACAAATTTATATGAATAATTTTGGTAAATTTAGGATTGATAGGTTAGATGAAAGATTAATTAAAATATTGATTAATAAGTTTGGGGATGAATTCTTTAGGAAATACATTCCTACTTATTTGGCTTACGAACAAATGTATGGTCTGGGTGAAGAAGAAGACTTAAAGAGAAAAATATTAATTGGTAGTTTATTGAATGCTAATAAACAGAAAACTATTGAATTTTTAAATAGAAATAAACAATTTGATTTTAAAGAAGAAATAGAATATTTACATGATGATGCTAAATTGATTAAGAAACATAAGGATATGAATTCATATGTTTTCGGTGGAGTGAGAAGTATGTGGGATATGTTTAAAGACGATGATCCAGCAGAAAAGAAATTGGCTGAAGATACTGAAAGGAGATATGAATTGTTCAAGGCTTCTTACGAGAAGGCGACAGGTTCAGCTTGGGATTTCGATAAATTTAAAGAAAGGAGTCAGAATTGGGAATTTTACGGTGATTATAACGGTTATATAGCAGTGAGACCACAAGCATCTGGGTTTTATAAATTGGTAGGATCAGCTGGGGATATTAAGTCTATAATGAGGGGATTAAATGATCTTATAAGAGAGAATAAACCTGTATGGGGTATGATGACTCAGGATATGGTTAATGTGTTAGTAAAGAGATATAATTTCAAAACTCCACCAAGAGTTATTTTCAGGCATTTATTTAAAATGATAGCACCAAGTACATTCGGTGGGGCTGAAGTGAAATTAGAAAATGATGGTGGTGTAGTATTTAATTACGAAGACACTGGTGAATCTAAAAAATATTTTGTAGCCAATAAAGAATATTACTTACAGTTATTAAATCACGATTTTTTTGAGAAGAATAAGGTATTACAGAAAATGTTAAAATTTTTTATAAAAAGAATAAGTTAAAAAATAATCCTAAATATATGTGCAATTTATTTTACAACATGAGTTTCAAAACATGGCTGACTAATGGTTGGTACTATGTTCGTTTCTACACAAAAGCGTGGTTTACAAATTATTTTAAAAGAGAACACAACAATTCACCAGACAAATTAGGATATACAAAAGTGTACGCTGATGAATTTGATCAACCTATTGATTGGAATACTTGGAGATGGTGTGAACAATGGGGATGCCAAAGGGATATGGTCATTTTTAAACAATCACAGGTTACACAATCAGGAAGTGACGCTGTTTTAACATCTGATTTAAATAATGTGCCAGACGAACCTTTAGTTAAATCTGGTGGACTTTATAGTTGGAATTTCTTCAACACCAAATACGGTTATTTTGAAGCAAGAGAAAAATTATCACCTGGGGGAATTAAGTACTGGCCTGCATTTTGGTTAAGTTCTTCTGATAGTTGGCCTCCAGAAATTGATATTTTTGAATTAATGGGTGATGATAGCTCATATTTCACAATGACTTTACACTGGAGAAATACGTGGACGAACGCTAAGCAAATACAATCTATATACGATCAAATCTATCAAGTATATGGTTATGTTGCTACTGATTTTGATGATACAATTCGTTATTTACAACAACCCGAGTGGACACAACAAAAACAGGATTTCATTGACGCATTATTTGCTCAAACAAAAAATGAACAAAAAGGTAGAAGATTGAAATTCCCAGGAAAAGATTTCTTAGCCAATGATTATCATATTTACGCCTGTGAGTGGACACCAGATAAAGTGGTATGGTATATTGATAATCTAGCTGTCTATGTTTTAGATAAACACATTCCAACAAGAGATATGCTATCTTTAATAACATTCAACTATACATACGATAAGGAATATGGTCCAAATCCTGCTGATGTACCAAAGAGCATATATTGTGATTATTTTAGAGCCTATAAAAAGAATTAAACAAAATATGAAACTCTATCGAAGTGTGGTCCATCCATATCTTCAAAGGTATAAAAGATCGTAATTGATTCTAATATACCTTTTTTTCTGACCTTTTGACCACCTTCTACAAGCATGGCGTCTGTTTTGTACTTTAATTCAACACCGGGCTTTTCACCTAGTATTCTTTGAAGATCACTCTTTATTTGACTAACGCTGATTGATTCTTCATTTAATTCGATTGATGACATGTAATCATTTATCTGTTTTCTTCTTAAATCTGTTATTACGTACATAATTGATCTGTTGTTTTTTATATTTATAGTAAATTGTCTATTTTGTTTAAAAAATCTTCTCTGGTAAAAGGTTTAGATATAAAATCGTCGCACCCTAAATTAAAAGCTTTACTTTTTTGATCTGGCATAGCTAACGCAGATTCTATAATAATAGGTAATCTATTATCGTAATCCCTTAACTCTTTCAATACATCGTAACCATTTTTACCTGGTAATCCTATATCTAATAAAACTAAATCTATATGATTACTTTTAACTATATCTAAAACTTCAGTGCCATCTGTTATTTCTATTATATTAGCTTTGGTGTGATATAAATAAAATTTAATAATAGTTCTACTTTCTTGATTATCTTCAACTACTAAAATATTTTTACCACTAAAATCCATTTTTTTATGTTTTGATTTTTCTCTGATCCCACTCATATAATCATAAGGCTTAATTTGATAAGAACAGTTGAAATAAAATTTACTACCTCTATCTAATTCTGAAATTAATCTTATCTCCTTAAATCCTAACAACTCAACTAAAGATCTTGTAATGGATAAACCAAGACCAGCCCCTTTAAATTTATTATTATTATCTATCTGTTTAAATCTTTCAAATATAATTCTCTGGTTTTGACGAGCAATACCGACACCAGTATCTTCTACATATATTTCTAATTGTTTATTATTCAATATTTTATATCCGAATTTAACGTACCCATCGTTAGTAAATTTTATAGCGTTACCGATAAGGTTCATGAGAATTTGTCTTAATCTATATTTATCTGAATTTAATATTACATTTTTATTCACGTCTACGTCTATAATAATATCAATATTTTTATCTTTAATTTGTTTAGAGTGAGAGAGTCGAAGTTCTTCCATAAGTTTATTTAATTCGAAATCTTTATTTTCGACTTTCAAATTACCAGCATCTATTTTAGATATATCAATAATATCGTCAATAAGAGCCATCAAAAATTTACCGTTACTTATTATGGTATTTATATAATCTGATTTTTCTGATTTTGTAAGATTATTAGTCCTTAAGAGATCTGAAAATCCTATAATAGAGTTCATTGGTGTACGAAGATCGTGGCTCATATTGGCTAAAAATTCCAGTTTCATTTTATCAGATTGTTCAGCTTTGTTTTTAGCTTCCATGAGTTCTTCTTCAAATTTCCTTCTATCACTTATATCTAGTCCAAATGATATTATACCATTTATTTTACCATTTTCTATCACTTCGTTGTTTTGCCATAAAATGTATTTAATTTCCCCGTCTTTCGTGATAATTGTATTTTCAACAATGTTATCAGATTCATCTTGCCCAATTAGATTGTTGAAAACATTATTTATTCTAATATTTTCGTTTTTAGGCAACATCGATAGTTCATTAAACCAATTTTTACCGATCACTTCATCTTTATTGTAACCAGTTAATTTCTCTGCTGATTTATTAAAAATGTTTACGTTGGCGTTGAGATCTAACCCGATAATCATAACGTTGGCTGTGTTCATTAAATTTTCAGTGAAATCTTTTGAGTTTCTAAGATCTCTACCAATATTTCTCTCTTCTGTTATATCTCTTACTATAACAATAACCTCGTGTTGTCCGTTTTTTACTGTCCTTGAGTAATAATGTCTTTCGCCTCCTTTTACAATAATAGAATAACAAAATTCAATTGGTTCATTTTTTTCTAAAACTTCATCTATTATTTTTTTAAACTCTTTTACTACAACTTCACCGAAAGGTAAATCTAATATATTCATGCCTATATAAATTATCGATTGACCGACATCTGAATAAATACCCTCTCCTGGTTTTATATCTAATATTTTCCCTTCCGAATTAACTCTTGCCATCATATCTGGTATGGCCTTTAATAAAGATTTATAATTATCCAATATACTTTTAGATTCAGTAACGTCTGAAAAAATAGTAACAAATCCATTTTCCCAACACGAAGCTGAAACATGAAAATGTCTTCTTATTTTATGATAATAAAACTCAAATTGTGTTGACTTCTTATTTAAAACCACGTCACTATATTCTTCCAAAGCTGGTATGTCACCGTACACTTCACTCGCTAATTTACCTATAATATTATCTTTTTTTAAATCCAAAATGTCCTCAAAACCCTTATTGACTTTCAATATTCTGTAATCAATTGGAACTCCGTTTTCATCGTAAATCATCTCGTGAACGGCCACCCCTTCTAACATGTTCTCAAATAAAAAATTAATCATACAAGCGGACCTATTTTTATCTATATATAAAAATACAAGAATTAAAAAATAAATAAAAATCAATGAACTTAGTAGGAATAGACATATCAATAGATTCAACAGGAATGTCTTTATTAAGAGATGATGAAATAATCATTTCTAACTTCACCACCCTCAAAAGAAACGTGGGTTGGGTCAAAAAAACTATGGACACTATCGATTACGAATTTATTAACTATACCTACAAAGATATAGATAATTATACTGAAAGCGAAATAATGAGATTAAGAGAATACGATTACGTCACTGACTTGATATATAATAAGATAGTTGGGAACGTGGATAAAAAAGACAAGACTCTTTTGGCTATTGAGGGTTATAATTACGGTTTAAAGAACACTAATAGTATAGTAGATATTGTAACTTTTTCAACTCTTTTAAGACAAAAGTTATTATCTCTTCCTAAATTGGAAAAGATGATCATACTTTCACCTATGACCGTAAAATCAATGACCGCTGAGTTAGTTTACGGTTACACTTTAAGTCCTAAAGCGAAAAATAAAAAGATCAATAAAAGCAAAGACGGTGTGTCCGGCGGAAGTTTTGTTAAAAAAGATATGATGAAAGCTTTAATTGATTTGAATGGAAATGATAAGTTATCTATACTATTGAATAAATATAAGGACGATCTTTTAAAATTGAAGAACGTACCGAAACCTTGGGACGATATAATAGATAGTTTCTTTATTATGAAAACACTTACAATATAAAAATCATTTCTATAAATTAATATATAACGAAAATTTAATAAAATTTTAATGGTAGAAAAATACTTAAATACAACAGATCTTTATTTTGTACCAAAAATTAGATACAAATATAACACTAAAAACGGTAGACTCATTCGCGAAGCAGCTGAAAATAAAGATATTGTGCCAGGTTTTCCAGTTAATAAACAAATGCCATTCAACGAAGGCCTCATGGTTAAAGCTATTCAAAATGGTATGATCATTCTAATAAATTACGCTGGTGATAAAGACGAATGGCGTGGTGGCAGAGAACGTGTTATCTATCCTATGGTACTCGGTGTTAATAGAAATACTCGTAATATGTTAGTAAGAGGTTGGCATTTAAATGGTTGGAGTGTACACGAAAAAAGAAATACTGAGAAGGTTTGGAGATTATTTAAGACTACTAATATAAAGTCAATGATGTTTACTGGTGATTTTTATCGTCTTCCTCCTGTTGGATATAGAATGAATGATAGGGCTATGACTGAAAGGATTATTGCTCAGGCAGATTTTAATATTATAAGAAGAAATCAACAAAATCTTTTAAATGAAGGAAAGATTGAATTAGAGGAAGAATCAAAAGTAACTAATGATACCAATACTGTTGTAAAGATAGATATAAGGCCAACTGATACTGAATTAAATTTAAGAGATCCTTGGACCAATACTCTTATGGATAAGAAGAAGATAGATGAGACCAGAGTAACTATAATGAGAACTGTAATGGGTAATGAATATATTGCTATTCTTGGAGCAGCAGGAACAGAAGGAAGAGTGGCAAAAGTTTTTGAAGATAAAAAATTAATAGGCACATATAAAGTAATAAAGGCTATTATAGGTAAAGAGATTTTAACCACTAAGGTTATTAATAGTCAATATATTTTTAAAGTGTGGCTATTTAGTAAAATAATAAAATAAAGATGAAACTCAAAAAATTTAATGAACAATTTGAAGATGATAACTATGAAGGTAATAGCATTAGATATTTCAAAGGGAATCCAGCAGATTTTCTAGCTGATATGATATTGGAACAGGGAGAGGAATATATACTTGGGCTATATCCTCATCTAGGGGAAGATTCTGTTGATGATCCGAGTGATAGTGAACTTATGGTTTCAGGTATAGTTGATTACGATTATTTAGTTAGTTGGAGCGAAGAATATCTTAAAATGTTGAGATCAAGAACAAAAGAATATTTAAAACAAAAATAAAATAAAGATATGGCAAAGTTAAAAATGTTTGAAAATTTTGGAAATGAAGACGTAATCATTTTCCCTTGGGACGAAGACGCAGGTTACGTTGATCTAAACGATCCAGATGAATTCTACGAATATAAAGATAATATATATTTCATATTGAAAAATTCATCGGAAGACGTTTTAAACGTTGTCGGATTTGATAACGAAAAAGAATGGTGGGAACTTGTTAACGCTATAAACGTATCAGAAGACAGTGAAACTCTCCAAGAATATCTTATAGAAGTTAAAGATTTTCTTTCTAACTTTAACGTTGAAGCAATTAACATGATATTAAATAAACAATAATATCGAAAATGAATGTGGTCCTAACACAGACAAAGAAACAGGATAGAAAACCGACCAAAAAAGAAACGGAGTTATTGACTTTTTAGACTTCTCTTATTAAAAATTCTTAATTATTTTCCACTTTTTTATTAAAAATGACATTTTTGACATTTTTTTATTTATATATACGAATAAAAAATTGTTATTATGGATTATCAAGAAATGGAGAAGAATGTCTCTGACTTAAAAGAGAAACTTTACAAGAAACTTTATGAGATGTATGGGGATGAATATGAATATATTAAAGTTGATATATCTTTATTCAAGAAGAGACCTGACTATAATATGTTATGTTTCCCTATTGAATACGCAACGATGATGAGTATGGAAGGTGTAAAATCTAAGGTAGAGAAGTTTCAGGGACCGTCTGTTGAGAATTGTGGAGCTATGTGGGACAACAGTAACGCTGAAAAAATTAATAGTTAATATGATAAGTAAATGGGATGATTTCAAAAGATTAAATGAGGATATTAATCCTCACGCGATGAAGATGTGTGGATATTACAGAGCCGATGAAACCCAATTAGTAAATATGACTATTGAATTATTGGTAAATGATATTAATTTCGAATGGAAAGATTACGATAATAAAGTTCTTGAGGTAGAAACATTTGATTTTCAAAAACCATATGATATTATATTAAAGAACGGTGGAGTTAAATTATCTTTCTCTTTAGATGATAAGGAATTCGAACACAATTGTGTTCTTTTGAGGAGTAAACCAATTCATGTTCCAGATGGAGCGTATATGTAAAAAATAATTATAAAAAGAAATGGCAAAAATAACTAAAACATATTCAGTCGATCAAAAACTTTACGAAGCTTTTGATCACATTACTGATGAAAGAAATATAAATAAAAGTTCATTTATTGAAAACTGTATAAATAAATTCTTAGATGATAATAATATGGGACATGTGGATAAAGTGTATGTTTTAAAAACAAATCCTAGTTATTCTGTAACAATAAGAAGAAGTGACGACACATTCCATTATTTAAACGATGGTAGTAAGATTCCTATTATACTATTTATGCAGATGTATAAAGAAGTAGAGCAAGTAGATCCTAGTTCTTTTTTTAATAATTCTTTAGCTGATAGATTAACAGTTACCATAAATGGACAAAATCAAAGTTTGAAAAGAACAGGATTTGAGGGATCAGAACAAATAAATTCATAGAAATGAGTAATTGGGAATTAGAAAAATTATACGGTGTTTATCAAGAAGTTAGAGATAAAAATAAACCATATAATCCTAGAATTAAAAAAGGAGAATTTATAAAATTAACATTTGAACACGCTAAAGGTGTTGATATATATGACGCACAAGCTATGTACGATTCTGGTTTAAATAAACTAAATAAAGAATCGTGTACATTTATTTGTGGAGGAGGACTTATAAATGGCGAATGGGACGGTGAAAAATGGAGAAGTGATCCTATGAGCGTTTTTTATTAAAAATTAAAGAATTTCCTTAATCCAGTTTTTGGTTTTGGTGGAGATGGTGGAGGAGTAGGTGTAGGAACATAATTCTTTCTTTGAAAATCTATATAATATAAAGTTCTAGTGCCGTTCCATGGTTCTGATTTTTCTCTAACTATTTCATAATCACTTTCTTCTTCTATAATTTGTTTATATACTTTAAACTTACTTTTACTACAAGACCCCACTTGTCCGTATTCTATATTTCTATTTTCCATAAATTCAAAAAATATTTTAAATACAGTATTTAAAATTTTAAATAAATCATTTAAATTTATAGTTTTACTTGTTTTATCTGAAAAAGGCTTACCAGATGCGTTTTTCCAATCTGCTTCACTAGCCCATGATAAATTAGCAAAAGGTACCTTTTTACTATGATGCATTATATATACTTGGACAATATATTTAGTGTCTGCTGAATTAAAAGAGTAAAAACTCATACTATTCCTTTTATCATATTCTTTATAAGGATAAATTTTTTCCAATTCTAAAAATTCATATATTCTCTTAATTCTTACCATTTCTTATGAATTTTTTATAACTTTCAATTACACCACCTGTACCATATAAGTTATGCTCTTTTATATATTGTACCACCTTTGGATCTAAGAATTTATTTATATTTGGATCTTCATTCTTTAACATATCTCTTACTTGTGTAGAAGAAATTTCCATTATATCAGTTTCCTCTTTCATAAAAATATGAGGCGGTCTTAAATACCAATCTACTTTTGGATCTCTTTCTACACCTTTTCTAGGAACAACTATAAATCTAACCATTCTTTCTAAATATTTATAGTTTACCCATTTATGAAAAGAGTTAGCGTTATCTAGACCTATTATCATTGAGAATTCGTTTTTATCAGTATATTCTTTATCTGCTAGTAATTTCTTGAAAAAGAAATAAGTTTCCCCAGCTAATTTATTTTCTATTTCGTATTTGAATGCTGTTATTCTTCTATCTTTTTCAGCCGCTAATTTACACATTTCAAATCTATCTTCTGGTGAAGCCATTTTTTTACCGTACATGTGTGCGTATGGAGGCATCATCCAAACTTTTTCTATAACTCCACTATTATTTAATACGTGTTGTGCTAATTGAATATGTCCGTTATGCGGGGGGTCAGCTGCCACTCCCAGTATGGCCACCTCTATCCTTCTTCCTAACTTTTGATATTGATCTTTACGTCTGTGAATTTTAGATAAGGTTCCATTGATAATATCTTCTAAATTCCATCCATGCTCGTTACACAATTGAATTAAACTGGACATTAAATCTCCTGTTTCCTCCATTAAACTCTTAGGACCATCGCTCCTTATTAGATGAAGAAATTCCCTCTTTATGTCATCTAATCTTTCTTCTATCGGAGTAGAACCAAAAATTTCAAAAGAATCAGATATTTTTTGTTGCAATTCTTTAACATCCATCGAACTGATAATATATTTTTTATTATATATTAAAAATAAATTATCAATTTGTATATGTCCATTATGAACTGGTAAAAAGTCATTTTTTAATATCAATATATACAAATAAAACAAAATATGTTCCTAAAAGAATATGAAAACGTAGAAGTATTATTAACTCATTGCTCCCAACCAAGTAAATGGGAAAAATCAATTGGTTTTAAACCAATAATTAATGAACCTTTTATTGTACATTGGTCTTTATTAAAATCTAAATCTAAATATAGAACAAAATTTATAAAAGTTAAATGCGATGATTGTAATAATATATGCGAAAGAAAAATAAGAGATTTAGATCCGAATAAAAATTATCATTTATGTGGGAAATGTAGAAAAACAGGTGAAAAAAATGGAAGATACGGAGTTCCATGCGGTGAGAAACAAAAAGAATCCATTAAAAATTGGATGTTGGAAAATGGAAACCCTTTCTCAAGAAATGATGTTAAAATAAAAATTAAAAATAAAGAAAAAGAACGAATAGAAAAAATTGTATCTAAAACAAGAGGACAAAAGAGGAGTGAAGATATAAAGAAAAAAATGAGTTTAAGTATGATAAACGCTGTTAAAACAGGAAGATTAAAAACTTGGAATAATGTTAAAGTGAAACAATATCAAAATATTGATTATCAAGGAACATATGAATTAAAATTTCTTAAATTTGTAGAAGAAATGGGCAAATTAGAAATGATAGAAAGAGGTCCAAATATTCAATATGAGATTGATGGGATTATCCATAATTATTTTGTGGACTACAAATTAAAAAACACTAATATTATATTTGAAATAAAATCTAGATATTATTGGAAGAAAAGAGAAGATATAAATATTTTGAAAAAACAAGAAGCCGAAAAAGAACACGATTATTATTTGGTAATGGATAATAATTTTAAACAAATCGAGAAATTGTTTCAGTAGTTTATTTTACTGTAATTGGATCGAACCAATATTTGAAATAAAAGTAATTATTTCCCGTGATATTAAATTTCTTGTCTTCTATTTTTAAAACAACATAAGGATCGTTATTTTCATCTGTATTATAACCAAGTACTTCAACTATCTTACCTTCTTTTAAATATCTTAATTGTCCCATGTTATCATCTTTAACAACACAATTTTCTTTTAGATTCTTGTACATACCTGCTTCTGGTATAAAGAAGTTATAGACTAACTTATAAAGGTACTGATTGAGTTTAAGATAATATTCTTTATCGATATAATTAAATGCTGGATTACCTAATAATTCAGTATCAAATGTTGGTTTCATATGACTCGAGTTAAAATTACGGAAGACACCAAAAAATTCTTGTTCCATAAAGTCAAAAGATATATAAACGTTTAGTTTTAAGTTTTCGTTGGCAAATATTCTAAGAATCTTTATATTCTTATATTCATCTATATCTTCTAAGAATCTATCAGACTTTCTAGCGAAAACGTGATCATCCATCATCTCTTTAGAAACTTGCTTGATAATTTGCATGAGTTTTGAAGTGGTCCCGGCCTGTCTGCTATAAAGGTCACAGTACGGATTTGAGTCAGGTGAATATATAGAAAGTCCTGGATCGGTGGCAAATCCGTAGCCCATCCCGAAAGCCCCACCGCCAAAGGATCCGTCCATTCCAAAAGAATTGCCAAATTGATTAAATTCCGATGATTCTTTTATCATTTGAATTTGTTCAGATCTTTTAATATAACCAATTAATCTAGACTCACTTAAATATTTATCAAATTTAATTATCATTTAGTATTTCGTTTAGTTTATTTTCTATATTATCTGTGAATTTTATTCTAACGAGTTTTATATTATTATCTTGACAATATATATTCTTTATATGATCTCTTTTTTTCCTGATATTCAATCCATCTTCATTTTTTTCAAATCTAAATTTATTAAAATGTTGATCTCCATCAAATTCTATACATAAATTTTTTTCAGATAAATAGAAATCGAACTTTAATTTATTTTTAAAGGAACAATTGTTGAATTGTTTTTGAGATTCAAATTTTACATTATTGGATTCTAATATTTTTTCTATTATTTGTTCACCAACACTATAATTATCGCATTTAGGACATCCACAACCTTTCATATGATTAAATGGTATTTGTTCAAATATACCATGTTTTTTACAAATAATTTTTACGTTTGTGTTATTGTTTTTATAATTGGATAAAGAATAATCATACTTATTACCATGTTTTATCATAGATTTGTTAACGAAAATCTCTTTAGTTAATCTTTTATTACCAGAGCATTGAGGGCATCCATAACCATGTAAATGAGCTCTTGGTTCCTGCTCAAATATTCCATGTTCTTTACAAATTATTTTAATTTTAGTATGAGCGTTTTTATAATCGATAAGCGAATAATCGTATCTATTCATATGTACCAAATTTGATTTGATAATAAACTCATCATTGGTGAATTTAACATTATTTTTTCCCATACCACAATATATATAAAAACTGAAAAATGGAAAAATATTTTTAATATATATAAGAAATTAAACCGCTAAAATAAGAAAAAAATATGGACCTTAAGAATATAACACCATTTGAAGAGTTTAAAAAAATACTAGAGGCTTCTGTACCAAACGAGTTTAGTAATAATACTGGTTTCAAGGAATCTCTTGTTGGTAGAGCAGTTTTTGGAATATTGAGATATTTCCAAAAAGGTATAAATCTTGGTAAATTAGAATATTATAAAAGAAAGTTAGAGAATGAATATTTGGCTGGTTTTTTACGTTTTTGTGCGGTGAAAGAAATAAATCTCGAAACAGGTGTAGATCCAACTCCACCAGCAGGAGGAGGAGGAGGAGGAGGTAATCCGCCAGCTCCACCTGATCCGCACGAGCAAGAATATTGTAGAATTTTAGCAATAGATTATATCATAGATACAAATGGTAATACAATCTATTCACATGAGAATAATTTTAAACAATATGTTACAACTTTACAAGCAATAATTGCTGATCCTAATACACAGGACGATATTAAAAATCAAGCACAAGAACATTTAGATTTTTCTAATAATATGATTAAATGTTGTACTGATAAAAGAGCTATCAATGAGAAATTCAGGGATCTAGCAGCCTTAACTACTGGTTCAACCGAAGCTACTAAAGTGATTCCACTTTTAGACGCAATTAAAAATTTTTTAGAAGGAGATTCAGCCAAAAAATGTACTACTTACAAAGGCACAGATAACGAAAAAAATCTTTTAAAAGGGTTCGCTTCTTCTACCGAACAAACGATCAAAGATAAAGCTACAAACGAAATTGTCCCGTTATTGGATAGTTTTAATTATTCAGAATATGATTTAATCGAAGAAGCTATAACTAGCGGTTTAAATAAATCAATAGGTATAACACAAATGCTTGGCGATCAATTAACTGCTCCTGGTGCCCCATCTATGAAAGTAAATATTTATCAGTGGTTAAAAGACCAAGGTATTGATGACGTAAATAAAATAAATTTTGTAGAGTTGCAGAAATTATTTGCTTCTAAAGGATCTGGAGAAGGAAGTTACAAAACTGAGGCTTCAAAGTACGTAAATCAAGATGGTGTTAAAAAGATACAGTACGCTGTTTCTAGGATTATTTTCCACACTAAAAAACACCAGATAATGTTGGAATAAATCCAGGAGCTGGTGGAAAAGTAGATTACGATGAAGATACACAATTAAAAACATCGTGGGAAAAGAAAGTAGAATTTGTAAAGAGTGAATTTAGAAATTTCTTGGATGTAGATGAGGCTCTTGATCCTTTTAAATTATTAAATTTAACAGACGCTATGAGGTCCAGAGGTAAATATGGTACAGATCCAACTGTATTAAGTTACGCGGCTTCTACTGCAGCTTTGGGAAATTCTACAGCACTTGCTGGTCAGAAAACAAAACTGGGTATAAAGCCACAAGGTAATGCGGAAATAGTTAATGAGGGTGGTCTTTTTGTATATACAGTGAATCATAACGGTGTTTTATTCTATCCTGTCTTTAAAATAAAGTCAGAAGGAAGTACGCAAGTTTATAAATATTTAGGTTGTATAAATTTCCAAAAGATTTTAACGGATAAAGAATATGATAAGTCTGATTTTAAAAATAACGCACATAATTTTGTTACGCCTATTTGGGGGGCCACAACAACTGATTCAGATACGGCCGCTATTAATCTTTTGAAATTGAAACCTTTACCAACAGAAAATAGTTATAGTTTTGACGCTATTTATTTATCCGATACTGGATATCAAAGGATAAACTCTTACGCGTCTAATCCAGTAAATAAGAACGTTAGACTCTTATACACTTTTATTCAGAATGGTCAATCAAATGGGGCATTTCAAGGACCTAAAGGCGGGGCTGATGATTTTAAATTGAAATATTTATATGATAATAGTTTAAAACCTTTTGCAAATTTAGATAAAATTAAAACTGATACCGCTAGCGAAATGTTAAAAATGGAGTTTGGGGAAGTATATGAGATAGAGCAAGGTTGGTTTGATACTTATTTTCCAGCATCTGGACAAGTAACATTATCTAAATACATGACTACACAACCATGTATCAACCAAGATCCTTATAAAGCAAAAATACAACTAAAAAATTAATAGATGAAAATGTTAAAGTTTACTCAATTTATAGATGATAAATTAACAGAAGGTACAGCCAAACTAAATCAAGTTGCTACTCAAGTGGCTCCTCCTGATCCAGCAAATCCTGGTGGGGCACCAGCTCCTGTGGTCAAGAAAAAACAAGCTCCTGCACCAGCACCTGCGGCGCCTGCGGCACCTGTGGAAAAGACAGATATGGAAAACCTTATAGCTACATTTATAAGTAAATATAAACCGTCTGGTAACACTACACAACAACAGTCTGATCCATTAACATTAAAAATTCAGAATTTTAGAGCTGGACAAGCAATAGATATTAAATTAAAACCAAATATTGATATTAAAGCCCAAGTAGTAGCTGCAGGGAAAAAGAAATTTTGTAAACTTTTAAAATCAAATATAGAAGAAATATCATTATTATTGAATCAAGAAAAACAACAACCTGTTGATTCTGGTATAAAAGATGTTGCCGGTAATCCTATGAAATCTCAACCAACTCAGCCAAAGCCTATCTTTTTCCAATCATTTAAAGATAAAAATTTAACATGGTTTTATTTTTACGATAACATGGATTTTGTAACAAATTCTAAACAAAAACCAGTTTTTTCAAAAACATATACAGTACTAAGTGTTGAATAAAAAATAATAACTAAAACATTGATAACTAAATTTGATCAGTTTAACGAAATGGTAACTTCCCAAGATATGAAAAATAATCTTGATCTAGGTATTGAAAAAACTGACGCTCAACAACCTAATCCTAATCAACAACCACAACAGCAGAATTCTGGAATACAAAAGAACGCCACCTTAAAAGTGACTGATATTCAACAAAGAATTCTTGACATTAATAATCAGAAAAAAATAGTTAATCAGGAAATTATTAATCTACAAGGAGCTCAAAGAGATCTAGCACCAAATAATCCTGGCGATCCACAAAACGCACAGAAATTAAAAGTGTTTGTGAACGACCAAAGTGAAAAAATTAAAATTCAACAACAAAAACTAAAAGTTTTGGACGACGAAATTAAAAATCTTCAAAGCGAAATAGCAAGACATAAACAAAATTATTTATAATGGAAACAACAGACCAAGTTAGAACAATAGTAAATAAAATAAATGCTGGTAAAAACCAAATATCAGTTGACGGTAGAGGTGATAGAATATATGTTAATTTCAACGGATTCAATATATTCAACACAAATAATAATGATATGGGGTGGCAATCCACTTTAACATTTGTATCTGGTATATGGTTGGGAACCGATTTAGCAAAATAGAACAACATTTTACAAAATAGAAGGCTGCGTTTTTAATATATAAAAATAAAACGTAGCCTTTTTAATGCCACCATTAGACGATAGATATGTAAGAAATCTTCAAGATTTCAACAAAGCCTTAGGAAACATAGTAGAACTACTTCAACAAGATCTAGGTAAAAAGAACGTTGATAACGTTAATAAAATGTTATCCAACATGGACGATAAATTGAACAGTATCGTTAAAAACATGGAAGTTGTTCTTAAATCTACAAAGAAAATAGAATCACAAAACGATAAAATCTTAGCAGAAATTAAAGCTAATAGAAAAGCCAAAGAGACTGGCATGTTCGGTGACGTCGCTGACGTTGATAATAAAAGAAAAATTCTAGACGCTGTTAAAGTAATCACTCTCATCGCTGCTGGTGTTCTCGCTATTGGTATGGCATTCAAGCTTATAGCTCCAGTTAATTTTTTATCTGTTGTCGCTATAGGTCTATCAATAGTATTTATCACAGGAGCATTTGTTTTAATCGCCGCTGCCACGGAGGGCATGACCACAGGAGATGTTGTTAACACAAGTGCAATGATGGTCATTATGGCTATGGGACTTACCGTGTCCAGCTGGGCCCTTGCCCTTGCTGCGACATTATCTCTAGCCCAAGCGGCCTCCCTTGTATTCACTGCTGGTGCTTTGGGTACTTCATTAGTATTAATGGTTTACGCCGTTAGAAAGGCAAACTTAGAACCTAAAGATTATTTAAAATTAGCAATGCTTCCTATTATTCTACCTCTTATTGCTATTGGTTTAGCGATATCAAGTTTAATATTGGCTAGAATTGTACCTATGACTTTTGCTCAAGTTATGACTACTATATTTGTAGCTACAGCAGTTGGCACTTCATTATACATAATGGCTAAAGCAGTTGAAAAAACGAAAATAGAATCAAAAGATATTGGTAAATTCTTCTTATTATCAGTTATGTTACCAGCAATGGCTTTAGGATTAGTGGCATCTTCCTTTATATTAAAAGGTATTATGCCTATATCATTTGGTCAAATGATAAGTGCGGTTTTCACTGCCGTAACTCTTGGTGTGTTAGTTTATCTAATGAAACCTGTTATAGATAAGATGAAAGAATTTACACTAAAGAGATTGTAGGTGTTATGGCGTTAGTTATAGCTCTTTCAGTAGGATTAGTGGCAGCCAGTTGGATTTTGAGTGGAATGAAACTTATGAGTTTTAAAGATTCTTTGTTATTGATAATGAACAGTTTAGCTATAGGATTAGCTGTTTTATTTATAACACCTGCTGTATATATTCTTAAATCTATAAAAAATGAAGATATGTTGAAGGCTGCAGTGAATATAGTTATCGCTGCTGGTGCCATTATGGTAAGCAGTTGGTTATTATCTTTAGGCACATATAATAATGTACCAGATGTTAGCTGGGCGCTGGGAGCTGGTTTAAGTATCGCCGCTTACGCTGGTACAATATGGTTAGTTAATAAAATGGGATTAGACGCAAAACAAATGTTTACTGGTGCTATTGCAGTTCTTGGAATATCAGCGGTTATAATGGCGTCAAGTTGGATATTATCATTTGGAAATTACGATGAATATCCAAGTATTGGTTGGGCACTTGGCGTTGGATTAACATTAGTAGCTTTTGGTGCATCTATGATGATATTAGGTGCAATTCTTACTGCTAGTGGAGGAGTCGCCACAGAACTTTTAGCTATTGGCGCATTAGCCACAATAGGTGTTGCCGCAACAATAATGGCAACTAGTTTAATAATAGGATTAGGTAACTACGATGAATACCCAGACGTGAGTTGGGCATTCGGTGTTGGTTTATCATTAGTGGCATTTGGTGGTGCAATGATGGTATTAGGTGGAATAATTATGGCTACTGGTGGATTAGCAGCTGGAGCAATGGTCATAGGAGCTTTAGCTACAGCTTTGGTGGCTATAACAATTGTGGGTGTATCTCATATTTTAAATATGGGTAGTTACGACGAATATCCAAGTTTAGATTGGGCTGAGGGTGTTGGTTTATCAATGATAATGTTTGGTGGAGCTATGCTATTACTTGGTAGTACTCTTGGAATAGGTGGTTTTATTACAATGGGTATAGGAGCTTTAGCTATATTAATAGTGGCTGGAACAATTGTAGGAGTATCAAAAATATTAGCTGAAGGTGATTACACTAGTGGTCCAACAATGGATTGGTCCTTAGGAACAGGTGCAATTTTATTAGCTGTTGGTATGTCCACTATATTATTCAGTGCTTTATTACCATTTATATTATTAGGTGGATGGAGCATGAAAAAGGTGGCTGAAACAATAGTAGAGGTATCTAACATATTAGCTGGTGGTAATTATATTGGTGGTCCAACAGAAGCTTGGGCGAAGGGTGTAGGTGGTTCAATACAAGCTTTTGCTTTAGGTCTGGCTGCTCTTTCAGAATCAGATAGTTTATTAGGCGCTATATTTGGACAAGATCAAGGACAAAAGATTATAGATATTGCTAACGCTATGGTTATAGCAAATCAGGCCTTAAGTAGTGTTTCTTGGAGTAATAATTATCCAAGTGAAGGATGGGCAAAGGGCGTAGGTGGATCTATATTAGCATTCGCACAGGGAATGGCAGCTTTGGATGAAGCGGGAGTTAGTCCAGGTATAGAATTTATGTATTACGTTGCCACTTTATGTGGTGGTATAATAATGGCTGCTAAGATTCTTAACGAATTTGAATGGAATAAGATTAAGAATTATCCATCAGAAGGATGGGCAAAAGGTGTTGGTGACGCAATTAACGCTTTTGCTAAACCTTTAACAGATTTTGAAAAAGAATCTGGTTTCTTTAGTGACGATTTAGTAACAGGAATAAAGAAACTAGCAAAGGGTTTAGTAGCAGCGGCTGAAATTATAAATGATTACGATTGGAGTAAAGCTAAAAATTATCCAAGTGCTGGTTGGACAACTGGTGTTGGTAACGCTTTAGAAAAGTTTGTAAAGAATTTAGTTGAAATTGAGAAGAACGACGTAGGTAGAGGCGATTTAAGAATTCTTAGAATGACTATTAAGGCAATGATCGCAGCTGCTGAAGATTTTGCTGAACTAGAGCAAGATGTTTGGAAAAAAGGACCAACAGATACTTGGGCAGCAGGTGTAGGTAACGCCATGAATACCTTTGTTAAATATCTCGCTGAAATTGAAAAGAAAGATATTGGTAAAGGCGATATAAGGAATCTGAGTAGAATCATTAGTCAAATGATTGACGCTGCTGAAAACTTTGCTAAAGTGAAGGACGATGTGTGGAAAAAAGGACCACCTACAACATGGTCTGCTGGTGTTGGTGAGGCTATTAGCACTTTTGTTAAATATCTCATAGAGATCGAAAAGAAAGATATTGGTAAAGGAGAGATAAAGAATTTAAGTAGAATTATTAACCAAATGATTGAAGCCGCTAGAGATTTTGGTAGAGTAGATGCAGCCATTTGGAAAAAAGGACCACCTACAGCATGGTCAACAGGTGTAGGCGAGGCTATTGGTGCTTTTGTTAAATATCTTATTGAAATAGAGAAAAATGATCTTGATGAAGAATCATTAGATAATTTAGATAATATCATAGTTAGTATGATAAAGGCAGCAAGGAGTTTCGGTAGAATTGAACCAGATGTATGGAAAAAAGGACCATCTGCAACATGGTCTGATAATGTTGGTAAGGCTATTGGAACTTTTGTTAATTATATAATTGAAATTGAAAAGAATGATTTTGATAGTGACGCTTTAGATGGTGTTATTATATCTATGATTAGAGCGGCCAGAAGCTTCGCTACGGTTACTCCTGATGTATGGTTAAAAGGACCTCCAATCACTTGGGCTGAAGGGATAGAAAAAACTATATCGGCGTTTACTAATTCAGTTAATTTATTAAAAGGTACTGATGATTTTGGCGCTATGGATCAAGTAGGTGACGCTATTATAAGTTTTGCTAAGAAGATGGTATCACTTGAAGATAATAAAGAGTTATTTATAAAGGGTGGTATATTTGATACATTTAGTGATTCAATGAAAAAATTATCAGAGAGTCTTCCTAATTCTGTTGGTATGGCAGACGGATTGGACTCATTGGGTGAAGCTTTATTGAAAATATCATCAATGGGAACGACAACAGGTGAATCAATAAGAATGTTGGCAAAATCTATGGTGGAATTTGGTGACGCTTTGAAGAACGTTGATATGTCTGCTTTTGAAAAATTATCTAAATTCTCAAGTGGTATAATGGTATTATCTTTAATAGACGAGGAAAAATTAAATGACGCTATATCAATAATAGATAAGAAAAGAAATGATATAAAGGCTATATTATCAGATAATTCTACTGTTAAATCTAAAGAAACTGTTGGTGGTGAAACAACAATAGAGGATAAATCCAGTGAAGCAACCGAAACAACAGATAGAGATAAGTTCTATACTGAACTATTAGCTTACGTTAAGAATTTGGACGCAAATGTTACAAAGATTGCTACACAGGCTCCAAAACCAGATGAGACAGAAACAGAAGAAAAACCAGTTGAAAAACCAGTAGCTGGTGTAGGTAGCAATCAAACAAATCCAGGTGGTAAATAACTTTTTTTAAACAACTCTTATATTTCTTAATATATAAAGAAAAATGCTAATGTTATGTTCAATAAGTTTTTAGGTTATTTCAGATATAGAAAAATAATAAATGAGAATTTTGAAGTCATTTCACAACGTTATAAATTCAGGTACGATAGAAAATACGGTAGATTATATACAGTTTTAAACGTCACAGAAGAACGTCAAGAGGTTCTTAAAACCTACGGATACGACTATCTGGACAACGAAGTTAAAAAATATATTGCTTCGATAGAAGAATATTTCTTGTCTATTGGTATGTTAGATCTTATTTCTATTTCAAAAATAGATAGTCTTGACGCAGTGAATGTTCTAGTAGTTTTAAGATATAAATATAACGTTCATCAAGCGATTTTATATACAATTTTGGGTATCATAACGTTGTTTGGATCTGTTATTTTGCTAACAGGGATAGTAAAATTAATTATTTTTTTAGTAAACTTTATTATCGCACTTTGATATAAATTTTAGGAACTAAACCTAAAATTATTATGAAAGAAATTAATGTGATAAACTCAAAGAATAGAAGTAATCGTTTAACAATCAAAGAATTATATGATATGTTAACTCCTTTAATTGAAAAGGGGATGGATGGTAATTTAGTTGCTTACGATTGGTATTTGGGTGATGATATAGTGTATGACGAAGATAAGAAAGTATTATTCTTTAGTGTACACGATAGTTGGAGAAAAGAGCAAGAAGAATTAGTAGAGAAAAAGAAATTGACTGAAAAGGCCAAGGAACCTACTATATTACAACAAATTATAGGTGGATTTAAAAATAGGGAAGTATAAAAAAATAAAAAAATAAAATTATGGCTAAAGAACAGTATGAAAGTTTAAGTGATGAAATCATTGCTTATTTTAAAGGAATAGAAAAAGCCTTCGCAATGCCAATGGATATTAAATTCGTTTTCGTTGCGAACAGTAAACAAAAGAAGTTAGTTAAAGTAACTAAAATATCTGATACTTTCTCTTATCTTTTAGACGCTGATATTCTAGTTGTTTTCAACGAAGATTATTTCAATAATTTCGACGATCAAACAAAACAAATCTTAGTAGAACAAGAGATTGATAAGATTGAATTCGATTTAGAAAAGGGAACAATAAGTATCAAAGAACCAGAGATTAACACATCCTGTGGTATCATTGAGAAGTTTTCTTTGAAGTTAGTTGAAAACGCTAATCGTCTCCAAAAGGAATACGAAAAACAGAAGAAGGATAAGAAAGACCAAGAAAGTCAAATAACTCCTAAGGCTGCTAAAAGATGGAAAAAGTAATTAAAATTGAATTAACTTAATTTATTATAAACAATAGGATGGCGGAAGTCATCTTAAAAAAAAGCAATATGGAAGACAAAAAAGGCAAGGGATTGAATCATTCACATATGGTGACGATGATATTGGTGAATTTTATGACGCTAATAAAGATAATAGAGTTCGTATTGAATCAGCAGTAAGTGAACTTATAGAACGTATAGAAACAGAAATAGAATTAAGATAATGGAAGAACATAGATTTAGAGTAGAATACGACGATAACGCGTACGATATTGTAGCCGAAATAAATAATATTACAAGTAAACACGGAATCACATTAGACTTTGATAACGAAGAGCACGATGGTTTCGATATTTGTATTGTGAAAATAAATAAATAAAATGAAAAAGAAACACTTAATTAAACTAATAGATTTACTATTGGATAATAATGCTTTCACTATTGGTCCAGTTACTAATAGAGTAATGATTACTGATGAAATGAAAGATGTGTTAAAGAAGTTGAGAGGTAAACAAAAACCAAGTAAACTACAAGAAGCGGTAATGACTATTATTAAAGAGCAAAAGAAAAGAGGTGAAAAAATTGAAATTGATCCATCGAAAGTAATTATAGTTGAACCTGTTATGATTAAGGAAAATAAAAGTAAACCAACATCTCCACCACCTAGGATTTTAAAAGAAGGACAAGAGCCACCTAAACCACCAACGCCTCCGCCAAGTCAATATATTAAAGAAGGTGGAGATCCAAGAACTCTCACAGGTCATCCAAAATGGCCACATTATTGTTAAAAAATAACGAACTACATATGAAAGAAGAAGTAGAAAATATAGAAACTGATATCGATTATTCTTATATTAAAGTTGATAATCTTTACGACCAATTAAAATATGAAATTTTAGTTGAGTTAATGGATAATTGTAACCTTGAAACCTTAGAAGAAATTAAAAATATTTACTTGAGTGATGGAAAATACGAAGGTAAACTATTAGAAAGTACTTACAAGAAACTTGTAAATAGATTTAAAATTAAAGGATAAAAATATGAAAATGCAATATGGAGACGAAGAAACATTCGTCATGGAAGAAATAGATATACCAGACGAGCAATATGGTGTAGCAAAAGAATTACACACATTATTTGGTAATTACGGACCTATAATAGTTAGGAAAGATAAGAAAAGTATTTGCTTTGGAGTTAATAAGGCCACTGATAGAGTAGCAAGAGAAAGAGGAGATAATCTTTATAGAATAACAATAGAAAAAGTATGAATAAATGGGGGTCAAACAAAAAGTAATTAAACAATATGGATATAATTTTAATGACGATTTTGTTGACCGTGTTGGGTGTGTGTCTGGTCGCGTTTTTTACGTGGTTGGGTATTTCGTCTTATAAGTTGATGAAGTTCAAGAAGAAAGCAGAAGGATCATTTAAACACCTGGAAAGATGGATAGATGATAACCATACATCGATTTTCAAAGAATTTGAAATTCGTGATACAAGTAATCAAAAACAATTTGATGATCTACAACAGAATATAAATCATAATATTGAAGATGTATATAAAACTAGTGACGATCATTATAATACTTTAACATCTAAAATAGATTCTAGATGTGATAAACTACATGATAAGTTTGATAACTTGAAAAAAGACGTGGAAACAAATTACGAATTATCTAAAGACACTCAAAAGAGAGTCGAAAAGATGAATTCACCTTTGAGTTCCAACTTTAATCAAGTAACTGGATAAAAAATATTTGACCCCCTTTTATTCAATATATAAAACTTTTACAAACAGTAGGTATATAACAAAGAAAAAGACAAGAAAAATGACAGGTATAGAATTATTTGAGCTTTATAATTCGCTCACTGAACAAGAACAGATTGCTTTCGATACTGTTTACAATAACGATAAACAAGATGAAGTGATTGATGAATACAACTCTTTGGACCTCATAGAAAGAAGGATGGCTGTAGCTTCTTCATTACAATCTATATATGATAAAGAAGGAAGACCATATTTTAACGTTGAATGGATTGTTAAAAATATTTTTCATTTTACAGACGAAGAATTAAAATTGGCACACCCAGAAGAAAAAAAAGAATGGAAACCTTAATAAAAAATAAGTTAATATAACATGGACAACACAGAATTAAAAGATTTCGTAATTGACGGAATAATTGAAAACAAAGAAGATTATACTATTGTAGCTTCAACTGATGAACTTGATAATTTTGATTTCAATTCAGATAACGAATTTGATATCGAAACGAACTACGAACTTATTTCGACAATGAAAAAGGAAGAAGATAATGAAGCTGTTAAAGAACTAATCAAATTAAAAGAAGCTAAAAACATAATCGAAAAACACGCTAAAACATTTTTAGATTCAGATTTTGTTGATAAATTCAATAAAGAAGAAGAAAACTTATTGAACCTTATAAAGAAATTTGATCCAAACGTAGACGCAGTTAGAGCTCTTTCAGAAGAACAAAAAGATAAAATCTACGAAATAGCACAATATCTTTTCAACTCTTACCAGAAGAAATTGAACGATCTTTTATTCTTGTTCCCTTTAACAAACGATGAAAAAAAATTCATCTTCAACGTATTTAGAAATAAATTAGAATACGACCAAAACGAAGTATTCCAACTTAAAGACGTTAGAGAAAATTATCTTGATAAAGATTTTGATAAACTCGAAGACGGAAGCTACATGACTATGATTAACGTTAACGACCTTATCATCTTCTACCACCTTATCTCTAAATATAAAGTGAAAGGTATAACACAAGAACATTACGACTTTTTACAGATTCTTACTAAAATCGGAGAACGTATTAAATTATTCAACGCTTATAACGTTGTAGTTCAAAGACTTAGCACAGATTTTCAAATGTGGGGCGGAGCGTTAACTGTTGAGGGTGAGTTAGTTGGTAAGGCATTAGAGCCTGCGGTTGAATCAGATAGTGAAGTATCGATAGTAAATAATGAAACAGGTGAGGTGATTAAGTAATCACTTCCTTATCGGGAAACCTGTTAAGGGAACCAGAAATGGTTCCCTTTTTTATTTAAACTTTCGTTATAAAAAATCATAAAATATAAATGAAAATAGTTATAGAAAAAATGGAGAAGTGTTCATTAGTAAAGGAAAACTCCTACGTTGACGGTCATGATTGTTGGGGGAATTACGAACACTCTTCTTATAAATACGTTCTTCTTAATGGTAAAGAAGAAAGAGTGCATAAAGGAAATTTGCACGACGGTAAAAAGGTTCTGAAAGTAACTCTATTAGAATTGATGCCAGATTATATGCAAGAATTTTTAGATAAAGATTTTGCTAAAAAGAGTAAAGATAAAAGAAAGAAAACATACTTAAAATTAAAAAAAGAATTTGAAAATGAAGATAAAAATAGTAAATAAATCAGCTTTGGAATTACCTAAATATGAGACAATTGGTAGCGCTGGTATGGACATTAGGGCGCATATAACAGAAGGAAAAATAACATTGGAACCACTGGATAGAATAATGGTGCCAACTGGACTTTTCATTGAACTTCCTGTTGGGTATGAAGCCCAAATTAGACCTCGTAGTGGATTAGCTATAAAGCATGGAATATCCATAATAAATTGTGTCGGAACAATAGATTCAGATTTTAGAGGCGAAATATGTGTGTTATTAATAAATTTATCTAAAGATAGTTTCTCCATTTTTAATGGTGATAGAATAGCTCAGATGATTATTAATAAATACGAAAAAGCCGAATGGGAAGAAACTGATAATCTAAATGAAACCGATAGAGGATCTGGCGGGTTTTCATCAACTGGATTAAAATAGAAAAAAATGGTTCTATAATCTTAATATATATAGATAAAGATTATGGAGGAGTTATGATAAAATGTAAAATATGTGGGCACGAATCGAAATATAGATTAATTGAACATATTCAAAAAATCCATAAAATTGATATAGATAAATATAAAAGTGATTATGGAGAAGTTGTTTCTGATGAATATAGAAGTTTAGTTAGTAAGAGGTCTAAAGATAAATGGAAGGATGAAGATTATAGGAAAAAAACGATGGAATCCAGAGAATGGATTTATTCAGATAAAGAGTTAAATGATAGAAGGATAAATTCAATAAAAGATTATTACATTGAAGGGGGGAAAACTTGGAACGATGGATTAACTAAAAATGACGACGATAGACTTATCTCAATAGGTGAAAAAAATAAAAAAACATTGACTGGTAGAACAAAGGAAAATTTCGATTATTTGAGAAAACACAGTGATTTAATGAAATCGTTGTGGAATAATAGTAAATTAAAAGAAATTAGTAATTTACCAAAAGATATAGAATATAGAAGAAAAATATCAGAAACATTAACGAATAAAATATTAAGTGGTGAAGTTAACACTTTCAGTAATTTTAAATGTGGATGGTATGAAAATAAAAAAGATAAATATTGGTATAGTAGTGGTTTGGAATTGGATTCTATGATATTGATGGATAATCTAAAAATTGATTGGATAAAGAATAATAAAATTAAAATCAAATATTTAAAAGAAAACCAGGAACATTACTACATACCTGATTTTATTGTGAGAATAAAAAATGTAGAGTATATAATAGAGATGAAGGGATTTGATTGGGATAGTGATACAGAATTAAAATGTAATTATACTAAAAATCAATACGATAATTATCACATATTCAAAAGTGTAACTGAACTTGAAAATTTTCTAAAAATAAAATAGAAATATGGAATATTTTGACGATCAAAATTGGATAGAAGAAAAGTACGGACAAAAGTATTGTAACTCGGGTGGAGCAGAAGGAGCTGATACTGTATGGGAAAATGAATGTATCTCTAATGGAATACCTGTTATCGCTTGGAGTTTTCCAGGTCATGATACAAAATCTCTGAATAAAAAAGTTCTTACAGCCGAACATTTGAGAGAAGGGTTTGAACACGTTAAGATAGCCAACGAAACTCTTAAAAGGAATGTATATAATTTAAAACCTTATGTTAGGAATTTATTATCTAGAAATTGGTTCCAAGTGAAAAATTCAGATGCTGTTTTTGCTGTTGGAGTAATTCAAAAACAAAATGGATGGCGTATAGTAAACGGTGGTACAGGATGGGCTGTACAAATGGCTATAGATAATAAAATACCTGTTTACGTGTTTGATCAGGAAAGTGGATATTGGTACAAATACGGTACAATAAACGATGAAAACGGTAAAGAAATTGGTGGAACATTTTTAACAAATATGTACAGTGAATTTTTACCAGAATTAACCGATAGGTTTGCTGGTGTTGGAACAAGAGATATAAATGAAAAAGGAATAAACGCAATTAAAAATATATTTAAAAAGAAAGGGTAATTTATGATGAACGCATCGGTAGCAAATCAAATAGCTCTTGCCAATCAAGAGAAATATGAAAAGAAAAAAGCTAAACATTTAAAAAGAGATCTTAACAGTTTACATTCACAGATAAACAGAGAGTCTAAACACGGTCACTATATTACAAGATGGGATTATAGAGATAGTATGGATAGGGAAAATATAAAAAATATTCTTTTAGAAGAAGGGTATAAAGTAGAAGAGTTCTATCCATATTTTCAAATAAGTTGGGGAGAGGAATGTGATATTTACCATAAAAAATTTAGAATAAAATAATGGGAGTAACTAATGTCTTCCAATCAATTTTTGATTTTAAAAATCAATATATATGAATAAAATGAAAAATGGAAAACATAGAAAATTTCAAATTTAACTGTTTAACAGCGATAAAACCAATATATAAATATAGAAGAGAATGGGTTTGGTTATGTAAGTGTGATTGTGGGAATGATACTAATGTAAGAATTAGTAAACTTAAAAATGGATCAACTAAGTCATGTGGGTGTTTTAAAAATAAAAATATTATATCTAAAAGCAATGGGAATAAACACAAGGCATGGAAAGGGTATAAAGATTTATCTTTATCATTCTATAATAGAATAAAATCGAATGCTAAAAATAGAAATATATCGTTTTCAATTTCAATACAATATTTATATGATTTATTTGAAAAACAAAATGGTGAATGTGAATATACAGGTGAACAAATATTTTTACCAATAAATGTAAGACAATTGAGAGGTGAAAATAATGAAAACATTGCATCATTAGATAGAATTGATAATGATAAGGGGTATGAGGAAGGAAACGTGCATTGGGTATGTAAACGAGTTAATTATATGAAACACACAATGCGAGACGATTATTTTATGTTATGGATTAAGAAAATTTATGAGTTTAAAATAAAAAATTAGATAGAACATGGAAAAAATAAAATTTAAAGAAGACCATTTCAAAATGATAGGTGATGGTCGTGGTGTTGAAATAACATATGACGGAAAACCGCTTTTATCTCAAGATGGATGGCATTGGTCATATATTACAGAAGAGAACGGTCAATTAGTATATAATCGTTTAAGAAAATTCAATGATGAATATCTTCAAATTTTCATAGATGATATTATTGAACAATTAATGAACGGCACTGATAGAAACAAATTAACTATGAATATCCCACACGAAGTTAAAAAAATAAGAATGGGTAATAAAATAATAGAAGTGTAATTATGAAAGATCAATTTACAACAACATTAATACCTTTAAATCAAGTTAATTTAAACGGTAGAATATATCAAGACAATGAAAACTTGAGACAGTGCATAAAAGATTTCAACGAAAAACAAGAAAAATTACACGTCGCTTACGGTGAACTTGGTCATCCCGATACATTTGATACAACTTTACGTAGAGTATCCCACACTATTGAAAATGTTAGAATTGAAGACGATAAAGTAGTTGGTGAAATAAAAGTATTAAATACTCATTGTGGGAAAGACCTAAAGGATCTTTTAGAGAAAGGAGAAATGGTCTTTAGGCCAAGGGCACTAGCTGGTTCGGTTAATCCAGATGGAACAGTGAATATAAAGAAAGTTTTTTCGTTTGATGCTGTTAATAAATCAAATGACGCATTTAACCCAGATGCTAAATATCCTGGGACTAAAATAGAAAAAATAGAAAGTATTAGAGTTTATAACGAACTTGATCCTTACGGTGAAGAAAACTGGGCAGAGTAATGGAAGAAAAAATTAAAAACATAAAAATTCTTTTAGAATTAAATGGTGGAACAAAATCTTACGAAAATTCCGCCATAACAGTTATAAACGCTATTAAACATCTTATTCCAAATTTCAAAGAAGAAAACGTTGATATAGAGGACATTATAGGAGATATAGAAAACGAGATTGTGCCGATATACGACAAATACTTCACAAACGATGAAATACTTGGTATCATTGAATTTTATAAAACAGATTTAGGTAAAACCTATTTATCTAAGATGGGAATTGTGGCGATGGAAAGTATGCAAGTTGGTAATAAATATGGGGAAATTATTTATAATAAACTGATTGAGTTAAACAAATCATAAATGATTTTCTTTGTAATCATTGGTGTAATTTTCTTCTATAAACTTAGACCACCCTTTATGTGGTGTTTTTCTTGTTCCTTTATCCAATGAATACATTTCAGAGTAACTTAAATCTTTATCTTTACAAAATTGTTTTAAATTTTTTATTTTTGTTAGTTCTTTATCAGGTGAAACAAATTCCCAATCTTTAGAATTTTTTTCGATACTACCAAGTCTTGTATTTTCAGATGGTTTTTTATTTTTAAAAAAATCACTTATTTTCTTTTTTGTTTCCTCAGTGTGTTTATTACCCATATGACTATCAGATGATCTTTTTAACCATATCTCTGTTCTTGGTCTTCCCTTATTAGCTTTAGATATTTTTTCTTTTATTTCATCCGATACTTTACCTCTTGCGTTTCCGACCCTTAAATTGTATCCATTGGGCACCAAAGAGTTATATATTTCAGAATAATGAATTTCAGCATCATCCAATTTATTTTGTTCTTCTATATTTTCTTCTAATATATCAATTTTGAAATTTTCAATTCCGTGTTTTTTAAAAGATCTCTGTATGGGGAAAAATTCTATATTTTTATCCCAATTTCCCTTTATGTGTTTTTTCCATCTTTTCTCGACACTACCGATAGTCTGTCCAACATATTTTTTATCATTTATTAAACAAGTAATTAAATATATTTTACCATTCATCCAATTTTATTATTTTTCATTTAAGCAGTCCTGATAATTATGTTCTGCCTCCTTATACCTTCTTTCATATTCACTTAAACTAATCTGCTTATTATCATATAACCTCTTTGCATCATCTAATGCCAATTCTCTTTGGTTTATACAATCATTATACCTTTCTGTTAAATCATCCTTCTTACAATTAGTCAAGAATAATACTATTACACTTAACAAAACAATTATTAACTTTTTCATATCCTATATTCCTTTATAGAAAAGTGGGTGCATGTAAAAATTACTTAAAAAGTAATAGTAATCTAAAAATTTATCAATCTTACCCATATACAATATATATTAAAATAAACAGATGTCTCTTTTCTGAATTATCTTTTGGATTCTGTATTCATCTTCGTCATTGAATGTCCAGAAATAATCTGGATGATATAGTATATATCCGTAGTTATATAATATAGGTAAATATGCGGAATAGATATATATAACTTGACCACTTGGTAGTCCAGTTAATTCAACTTCAATATTCATAGGCATATGTAAATCCATATTAAAATTTAAAAACTCCACAAGTTAATCTAACTCTATCTAAATCAGATATATCAAAAAACCAAAATTCACCAAATGGTTCGTATTCTATAACGTCATTTTCATATAGTCCGTACATCTGAATACCGTTAGCGTTTATCACCTCACCTGTTGGTATGCAAACAAGATCGTAACTATCTTTAGGTTTATTCAAAACGCCCATATCAGCATATTTTTAGTTTTTACAAAATTAATAAAAAAATCTACAATAAAAAAATAATATATAGAACAAATTAAAATCCTCACTTTGGACTACATCAGAAAATATTCTCAAATAAACGAAGAGTTAAAACGTAAAATGACTCCTTCTAAAATCAAGCAACATCTTGAAGACGAAGAAGCCGAAAGAATCAGTAAGCTTCCACTTGATGAATTTTCTAAAGAAGAAATCAAAATGCTGAAAGGTGATGATTTTGAAATAGATAAAGATAATAAAGAAGCTAAATCTACTGAGAAGAATTACACTTTTGTAATAAAGAAAAGTCTTAGTTTAAATGACGAAGTGTTGTTTGCTCTCAATATAACTAATAAAGATGGTGAAGTTATTTATGATAGAAAGTTTAAGGTTAATAAAAGATCACAACATAAAGATACTATTGATTTTATGTTGGATAAATGCGCTTACGTCTTACACGATATAAAAGATAAGGCAATGAAATCAATTGATCCTTATGGTGAAGAAAAGTGGGACGAAGACGAAAAAGAAAAAATATTAAATAGAAATAATTTTGTTGATCCTAAAACAGGATTAGCTATGGGAATGCCTGTTATTCCAATGGAAAAAATCTCAGATGAAGATAGTGAAGAAGATCCTGATATTGATGATGATGATAAAATAGAAGACGATTTAGATGAATGTCCAGCATGTGGTGGTTCAGGTAAATCATCAGTGGGAAAAGGGAAATCGAGTGGTGTTTGTGATCTTTGTAAAGGTGAAGGAATAGTAGAATTTGAAAAGAGTGAAGCTTACTTGAGAAGAAAAAAAGATGATCAGGAAATCTTACCGCCAGATCATGAACACGATCATTGGTGGAGAGAAGAAAAGAAAGATGAAGAAGACTGGAAGGATAAATGGTTTATTAAAAATCCATACGACGTTGCTAATTATTGGAAAAATAAAAAAGGAACATCAAAACAACAAGTAAAATCTTTCTTGGACGGATCAGAACCAGCAGTGAAAAAAGAAATATTGAAATTATTTGATGTTCAAGAGTTAGAAAATGTCCCAATGGACGCACTACTAAAAATGGAAGATGATATTTATAGAGATCTACATAAAAAAGTAATGCAAAATAATAAAAAAGAAATAGAAGATATAGTTAATGAATGTGATCCTAAGGTTAAAGATAAATTGTTGGCTCAATATTACATGGATGAATTATTCACTATGGAACCTGACGAACTTGAAGATATTATAGGATCTATAGAAGACGATATTATAGAAGAAAATGAGGAAAAGAAGGAAAAGAAGGTGATGACTGGTGATGTATATAAAAATTATCAATCATGGTCTGATAAAGGGTACCCTTATCCTCCTCCACCTAAAAAAGTAATTTTAGATAAACCTATAATTGGTTCCGATGCACCAAAAAAAGCTGAACAGCTTACTGGTTCTGCGAAATGGATGAAATTTTTAGCAGAAGAAGACGCTAAATTAGGTAAGAATCTTGTTAAATATATTAATCCTGGTAGTAAATATAATGGTGAAATTGGTACTTATCAAGGAGGAAGAATTAAAAATGGTAGAAATCAACAAAGCGTTAGATTCGAACTTGATGGAGGTCTAAGAAATGTAGTTGTATATTTCGACGAAGGTGAAGCTACTCTTGAACCAGTAGAAGGTAAACCAAAAGCTGTAAAACAAAAATTTAAAGATAATTACGAATTGGGTAATTATTACGATGAAATAGCAAAAGGTGTGAAAATAGGAAAAGAATCAAACACCGCAAAACGTGTGAAAGAGATAGATAAAATAGTGGAAGAAGATAACAAGGCAAAGGCTGAAGCTAAGCCTGAAGCTAAACCTAAAGGCAAAAAAGCAGCAAAGAAAGAACCTGATAAAGTAAAAGAATTAGAAGATAAATTATACGCTGACGATCCAAAATTAAAACTATACGACGAGTTTATTAAAAAACACGGAGTGCCAGAAGAGAAAGAAGAAGAAGAAATAGCTAAGGCGGTTAAAGATAAAGTAAAGAAAAAAGAAGAACCAAAACCTAAAAAGAATCAGTTCAAAGAAGTAGAATGTTGGAACTGTTCTGGTTGGGGAAGACAACAAGACGGAAGTCCTTGTGCTAGATGTGGTGGTGACGGAAGAATTATGGTAGATAAAGATTGGAGAGGACCGAATTATAGTATAGGTGGAGCATCTGATTATAGTTATGGATCATAAAAAAAGAGGGACTTAAGTCCCTCTTTTTTTATTTTACCTCTTCATATTCAACATCTACTGGATCTTCTGATTTTGGTCCTTGTTCTTTAGATGCAGTTTCTTGATACATTCTAGTAGAAATTACGTTCCACTTCTCATTTAAATCTTTTATATAAATATCACAATCGTCTACATTTTGTGATTTATGAGCAGTTTTAAGTCTTTCTAATACTTCATTCAAAGTGTCTCTATCATTCTGAGTTAATTTATCACCAAACTCTTTAATATTCTTTTCAGTTTGGAATATCATACTATCAGCCATATTCAACTTATCAATCTTCTCTTTTTCTTTTCTATCAGATTCTTCATTTACTTTGGCTTCGTCTTTCATTCTTTCAATTTCATCCTTTGGAAGTGTTGAAGAATTTTCAATTCTGATATTCTGTTGTTTACCTGTTGCTTTATCAAGAGCAGTAACTTCAAGAATACCATTAGCATTTATATCAAATCTTACATCAATCTGTGGAATACCTCTTGGTGCTGGTGGTAAGTTATCCAAATGGAACCTACCCAGAGTCTTATTCTGACTTGCCATTGGTCTTTCTCCCTGTAAGATATGTATTTCTACACCTGGCTGATTATCAGATGCCGTAGAGAAGATTTGTGATTTAGCAGTTGGAATAGTTGTATTAGCTTCAACTAATTTAGTCATTACACCACCCATAGTTTCAATTCCCAATGAAAGTGGAGTAACATCAAGAAGAAGAATATCTGTAACTTCACCGCCTATGATACCACCTTGAATAGCGGCACCTGCGGCTACTGCTTCATCTGGGTTAACAGATCTATTAGGTTCTTTACCAAATATATCTTTAACAATCTTCTGAACTGCTGGAATACGAGTTGAACCACCTACTAAAATAACCTCATCAATTTGGTTCTTATTTAAACCTGAAAGTCTCATAGCGTCTTCACAGATAGGAATAAGTTTTTTGAATACTGGTTCTGAAATTTGATCAAATTTAGCTCTACTCAACTTATATACCAAATGTTTTGGCATACCATCTACTGCTGTAATATATGGAAGATTAATTTCTGTTTCTGTGTTAGAAGATAATTCAATCTTAGCTTTTTCAGCGCCGTCTTTCAATCTCTGGTAAGCCATTGGATCTTTTCTTAAATCCATTCCGTTATCTTTTTTGAATTCGGCAACTAACCAGTCAATAATTACATCATCAATATCATTACCACCAAGATGTACATCTCCCTTAGTTGATTTCACTTCAAATACACCGTCACCAGAGTCAAGTACAGATACGTCAAATGTACCACCACCAAAGTCAAAGACAACTATCTTCATGTCTTTTTTCAATTTATCAAGACCGTAAGCCAGTGCGGCTGCAGTAGGTTCGTTTATAATACGTTCCACTTTAAATCCAGCAATTTCACCAGCTTCTTTTGTAGCTTGGCGTTGGTCGTTATTAAACCAAGCTGGTACAGTAATAACTGCTCTATTAACTTCGTATCCAAGATAATCTTCTGCTGTTTTCTTCATTTTTTGAAGAATGATAGCACTAATTTCTTGTGGGGAATAATCTTTATCATCAATTTTAACGTAGGCAGTATCGTGTTTCTTTGTAACACTATAAGCGTAACGATTAATTTCATTGGTAAGATTATCATATTTTTCTCCCATAAAACGTTTAATGGAGTGAATAGTTTTATTACTATTCATAACAGCTTGTCTACGAGCTGGATTACCAATTTTTCTTTCACCTTTTTCTAAGAAAGCAACAACACTTGGGGTTGTTCTTTCACCCTCACTATTAACAATAATGACAGGGGTTCCATTTTCCATAACAGCTACACACGAATTCGTAGTTCCAAGATCAATGCCAACACATTTATTTTTATTCATATTATATTCCTTTCTAAATTATTTTTTTCTTTTATTTATTCAAATTCTATACCAAGTTTAATTATATTAATTATCTGTCAAAATGACATATTTTTCGTTTATAATTCCAATGAAAAATATTTTCCAATGTTCTCTATTACTATTAGTTTTACTGTGACAATTATAACATAGTGATATTAGATTTTTTTCATCTGAATTCATTTTATCATAATCTATATGATGTATTGCTAATTTTTGTGTTTCTTTACCGCATATACAAGTGTATTTATCTCTTTCTTTAATTTTATTTTTTAATTGTTTATTAAAATCTAAAGAATATGGTTCAAAAGATATTCCGCCTTTCCATAAATGACAGTTCTCACCTCTTGGTTGATTTTCTACTTTTTTAATATATTGTTCGTTGTTATATGACCATTTTCCTTTTCTAGATTCAGACGCCCATTTTACATATTCTTCTGAATGTTCTCTATCATAAAAAGGGTTTTTATCACCGTTTCTTGGGTTTTCTTTAAGATAAACCTTTAGGCTATCAGATACTTTTTTAGCTATATCCGGATTATGTGTTGGATTATTTTCACCAGATACTCTGATAGAAGCTTCTTCTCTTATTCTATCAGCAGCCACTTTACCAACTCTATCTTCCCAATTACAATTTTTCTGCCATTCTAACTGACAATTTTTAGAACAGAATCTTTTATATTTATGAATAGCAATAAGTTCACCAAAATTTTTAGCGTTTTTCTTTTGAACCGTTTTGAGTTCCATATCAGATCCACATGTTTCACACTTCCTTATCATAATAGTTTTTATTGTTATATATTAAACAAGTCAAGTCCAAAAATGATTATTTTTATTAAATCTAATCCAAAATGATTATATTCAAAAATTAATTTTTTGTTTTTAATATTTAATATATAGCGTTATTATGATAAAGAAATTTAAAATTTTTGAGACCAAAGATGATTTAGATCCATACGGAGAGGAGATATGGAATGAGAAGAAATTGTATAAAATATATACTTCTTGGGATGGAGAAATTGAATTTGGAATGCACGATTTAGAACTTGTCAACAATAATAATTATTTTTTTACAGATGGGTTCAAGGAACAATATAGATCATTACAAAATCATTTGGAAACAAGAGTAGATTTAAACAGAATGTTTATATTTATAGAAACAGATTATGGTGATTTTGCTGAATATAAAATATTTAATATTTAAAAGTAAAAAAATAAATATGGCAGAATATATACTTTCTTACGAAAAATTCATGTACCCTGGTGAAGATGAATTAAATGAGGGTTGGAAAACCTGGATGGCAACATTTATGTTGTTATTAAATTTAGGTGTTGTACCACCAAAAATTCAAGCGGCAAACCTACAAGATAAAATTGAATGGGTACAATCAGTTCCACAAGAACAAATTTCAATAGCGAAATTTGTAGCCATGTTGACTAGGGAACAACACATTTCCGCTGATGATACAGAAGAAATCCAAAACAAATTAACGATATTCAATAAACAAAGTAACACGAAAATATCTTTGGACGACGTGTTGAAAATGAGTGAGGTTCAAAAACATGAAGATGACGACGGACATAAACATTATAAATGGACTCTTAATGTACCAGTTGGTGATACTAAATACGCTTTTGATATTGATAATGTAAAACCAATGAGATACGGTACAGGTATTTCTCTTATTAGTGACTACGGTGATTTTATGTCTCAAAGCATAGAAGATTCTTTGAATCAAGTATTATTCAAATATGAAAAAACAACTGGTGTCGAAATAGCAATTTTAACTATACCATCATTCTACGGACAAGAACCAGCAGATTTTACAGTTAAACTCGCTAACAAATGGGGAGTTGGTAAAAAAGGTGCCAATAACGGTATATTAATCGTTACAAGTATGGGTGATAGAAAGTATTATATAGCAACTGGTTACGGTATGGAAGGAATGTTTCCAGATGCTTTAGCTAAAAGGTTCGCTGAAAACTGTTTAGTGCCTAATTTCAAAGAAGGTAATTACGACGAAGGATTTAAAGAATTAATTGGAAGAATGAAAGAAGAGTTTGGTAGTATTCCTATTCAAATGAAAAAGGATTTGGAAGCCAAATACGATAAACAAGCAAAAGAAGATGTTAAAAATTTCTTCGCTACTGCTGGTGAAATAGCCTTATTGGTTTTAGTTATTGGTTTAGTGGCTTATTTAATTCGTGGTAGTATTAGAAGAAGAAAAGAATTAGCGGTTAAAATTAATAGAGTTAAAGCTGAAATAGCTAAATTCGACGAAGACGTCGCTAGATTAATAATGGGTGGAGATCCAGTATTCAACGACGAAGAAATACTAGCTAGTCTTAAAAAAGCAGCAGAAGGACTAGCCACTCTTAAAATGAGAAACGAAAAAGGTATAAACAATATCGCTACTCAATTAGAATTAGTTAAGACAGAACTTGGTGATATTCAAAGAATTGAAAGAGAAATAAACAAAATTAAAATATCTGTTAATGATACTTATAATAGATTGAAGGGTTATGAAACAAAACCATCTGAAATGAAGGATGTGGCTCAAACTGCTTTAAATATGATGAATGGATTGAAGTTTGAGAATATTGATATATCGGATGATTCAGTTGAAAAATATAAGAGCATGTATGGTAAGTTAGTTGCTTATTACAAAAAATACGAGGGACTATCTAGTCAATATTCTGATGTTACAAGTAATATTCAGGGATTTGAAAAAATCAGAACAAGTCTTTTAAGTAAATTGGAAAGTGCTAAGAAGCATACTGCTAAAGTAATAGAACTTGGTTACGATACTAATGTTAATACAACAGAGGCTGATATTGAATCTTTAAGGGGTTATATAAAACAAATAGGTGATATTTATATGACTGATTTAACACAGGCTACAAATCTTCTACACGAATACGGAAGAAAGGCTGGTGCTATGGATACTGAAATGGGCAGACCTATTGCTAAATTTAACGATATAGTAACTGCTAAACAATACGTTCAAAAGAACGAAAGTGAAATACAAAGATTAATAAAGGAAATCGACGCTTGGAGAAATAAAGGATACACCAAAAAAGACGAAGTACAAAAAGCTGTAGAAGTTGGTGGTACTTATGATGGTATAAAAGCTCAAACACAAGATATTCTAAAACTTAGTGATAGTCTTCAAAAGATTCTTCAAAAACTTACTGATATTCTTCAAACAGGTAAACGTCGTTTAGCAGACGAGGAAGAAGAAGAAAGAAGAAGAATACAAAGAAAGAAAGAAGAAGAAAGAAGAAAACGCGAAGAAGAGGAAGAAGAAGAAAAAGCTAGAAGAAGACGTAATAGCTCTTCCAGCTCAAGCTACGGTAGTGGTTACAGCGGAGGCGGTTTCGGTGGAGGCGGCGGAGGTGGTATGAGTTTCGGTGGCGGTTCCTTTGGTGGAGGTGGTGCTGGTGGAAGTTGGTAATATTTAAAAAACAACAATAACCTATAAATGATAATCGATTACAATAATTTTATAAATGAGGCCAAAGTATCAGAACTTGTTCCAGGAGCTATGGTAATATTACACAGACACCAAATTTATAAACCAGAATACGGTTATATAGATATAGAAGGAAAGTTAGCTACAGTAAAATCTAAAGTGAAAAAAAATTACTATACTGTGATCACTTTCACATTACAGGAACCTATAACAAAAGGACATAGGGGTAAAATTGTTAAACCACTAGAAGAGATAGAATTATATGGTATAGGAGTAAGAGAAATAGAAGTTATAGGAGATGATTACGAAGAAAGGAAAAAAAGAATTGAATCTGGTGAGTTAATAAAATTTCAAGCCACTAAAGATATAATGCAAATTTTTAGAGATATGAAATTTAAACTAAAAGATAATTTCTTCGACGTGTCTTACCTTGATATAGTTAGAGATAATACTGATTATATTTCATTCATCCCAGCCAAAAAAGCTGTTGGGGAAAGACATTTAGACGATAAAGGTTTCTGGGTAAATGATTTTGAAAAATTCAGACAAACTACAAGAGCTGGTAGAATATTAAGAAAACTTAACCCGTCCCTTACTGATAAAGAATTAGAAGAAATGGGTGATAAATACAAAGCAATGGTTGAGAACCATTTAAAAGAACCTGAAATAAATGTGGTAACAGGAGATGATATATCTTTCTGGTACAACGAAAAAAGATACGTTAAAGGTAACGGTAGTCTTAATAATTCTTGCATGAGATATGATAACGCTAGAATACAAGAACGTGTTAGTTTCTATAATAAATTTCCTAATCAAATCGCTTTGGCGATCTTAACAAAACACGACGAAAAGACAGGTAAAGATAAATTAGCGGCAAGAGCACTTATATGGAAACTCGACGACGGTAGAGTTTATATGGACAGGATATATTCAATAAATGGTGCAACCACTGTACAATTAGAAAAATACGCTAACAAACATAATATGTTGTTATATAAGTATATAGGAAAAGATGGATATAGTAAAAAACCAAGACTTAGAGTGACTTTAGTTAGTCAAAATAGTGTTAAGATTGATACCCCTTTTATGGACAGTTTTAAATATAATGGAAATAAAGTTAAAGAAGATAAAGAAACTAAAAAATTGTTTAACGAATATTATTTTATAAGCAATTTTGGAACTTAATATATAGTAATATGAAATATTTAGAATTTATAAATGAATCAAAAGTAACTGACCTGAAACCAGGTGTTAAGGTTATGTTTAATGGGAAATTCAGACACGAGGGCGGACCTCTTACTAATTTAGATAAGATAACAGGTGTTGTTAAATCTATTAGAAAAGAAAGATGGGCCACAATAGTGACTTTCACGCTTGATAAAGAAGTCCCTTTACCTTTATACTTGCAATCGAAAAAGAAAAAGACTACCAACGAGATCAAATTAACATCCTATCAATTAAGAAATGTAGATATTTTAGATGACTCTTTCGTTGATATGAGAAATAAAATAGCATCTGGTGAGATAGCAAAATTTCAAGCCACTAAAGATTTTATGTGGATATTGAAAGGTACTAAGTTCAAACGTAAGGGTGATTATTTTGATATATCTTATCTTGATATAATAAAGGATAATCCAGATTATATTTCATTCATTCCTTCTAAAAAATCAATTGGTGCTGATTTTGAAAAATTTAGACAAATATCGAAAATAGGAAGAATATTAAGAAAACTTAATCCCGATTTAAGTGATAAAGAAATAGAGGATTATGTTGATAAATATAAAGCTGAAATGGAGTCATACTTATCTGAACCAATTGTAGACGTAGTTAGAGGTAAAGATATATCGCACTGGTACCATCAAAAGATGTACCAAAAAGGGGGTGGTTCATTAAATAATTCTTGTATGCGTTACGCTAATGAGCAAAGCTCTGTAAAATTTTACGATCAATTTCCAGATAAAATAGCTTTAGCCACTTATGTTAAAGGTGGTAGATTATGGGCAAGAGCACTAGTTTGGAGACTTGATGACGGTAGGGTTTATATGGATAGAATTTATAGTGTAGACGCGAAATCTGCTATTCAACTTGAAAAATACGCAATTAAACATAATATGTTAATGCACAAGAATAGATACGAATATAAAATTGCAAGAGGTTTCAGAGAATACGGAAAATTAAAAGTCACTTTAGGTGTACTTAAGTGGGATAATGAATATCCATATTTTGACACTTTTAGAAGATCAGATAGAACGACTAAAAAGATAATTTTATTTTTAAAATAAACCTTTCATACTATTACCGAAGAATGAAGCAGGATCAACTTGTCCTGGTTCTATTGGTTTAGGTTCATCTGGAATTTCGTGAATTTTTTTAGGTCTTTGTTTATTAGCAACAAATTCGTTGTTTCTCATTCTATCGTAACCATTGTTTTCGTAATATAATTTATTAACAAGTTGTTCTTGTGTTAATACTTCACCGTTAATAACTAAATTAACGTTACTTTGAAAATCATTCATTATCATTAAATCGTTTGCTGGGTCATGTCTTATAACATTAACACCACCTTCCATACAACCGTCCATTATGCCACATTATTTTTTAATCTTGATTGTGATACGTTTTGTACGTACTGATTTATTTTTCTACTCCTTTTTACATTTACAAACATTAATATTTCCATAAAATCAGACTTTCTATATTCTTCTTTTGCCTTTTCAGTTAATGACTTGTAAACTTGTCCTGCTATTAAATCGTATAAAAGATCTTCTGATATTTCTTGACCCGCTGATTTTAATTTACCATTCTTAAATAAGAACATTTTAAGGTTGTTTAATCTTGAGTAAACTTCACTTGGATTTTTTAGATAAGTTATTGTAGATGCGTTAATAGGTGTTTTCAATTCGTATTCGAAATTAGTAAGCATCATATATAAAAGTCCCTGCTGTTTAAAAGTATAATTAAAATTAAACATATCTAAAATTTTAGGATCTACTTCTACTACTGTTTCAATAGCGTGTGATAATTCGTGTAAAATATCACTATAAGAGGCGTTTTGGGCTAAAAATATAACAGACTTACCACCCTTTTTAGTTTTCTCACCGTCTTTCAACATTGTTGTACACCAACAACTTGGAGTTATACCAGGATTATTAAGTCTTGCTTGATTGTATAAAATGTAACACACATCGTCATTCTTTCTATATACAATAGGAGTATTATCTATAACATTATAAACATCTTGTTTATTCATTATTTTTGGGTCTGATGCGATCTTAGCCTTAAAATCTTTTACAACCATTTGAACAATTTGATTGTTATTAGCAATGTTCATTGTTTTAGCGTAATTATCAAAATACTCACGAGTAAAACGTTTATGACTAACATCACTACCAATACTACTAAATAAATAAGTTAAAAATAAAGCCAATTCACCTAATTGAAATTTCCACCCTTCATTTACTTGTTCTTTTGGTGGCTCAGCTTCAATAACTATATCACCTCTAGGATCAACATATGAATCAACTTCCCAACCTTTGAAATATTTTCTTAATATGTATTTATATACTCTTAATCTCTTTTCATCTAAAGTAGATGTAGTAAACATCTTAACCTTGTCCATGTTCTTATCATAGAAATCTTTACATATCTTAACAACTGTATTTAAAACATTAATAGCGTCAAAGTTTTCAAGATCAACATATTTATCTTTCACTTTGTTCATCAACCCCTTGAAATTGGCTTTATCTGTAAATTTAACACTCATTGAATGAAAATCCTTATTATAAGATACTGTAACAAAATATTGAACATTATCCTTTGAAGTAAAAGTATAAACAAGATCAGTAAATTGTACCATCTTTCTAGATTTTACAAATTTGTATTCGTAGGTAACATTAGAATCAAAGATTTCATTTAATCTTTTATTTTCCCACACCTCTTCACCATAAGGATCTTCTGGGTGTTGATCTATCCATAACTTTCTTTTTTTATCTAATTCTTCTTGTGGTACAACGAAAAAATCTTCATTTTCCACATAAAAAGTATCTATTTCAAAAGATCCATATTCTCCTTCGATGTAGTAAGAAATTCCATCAAAGAATTTTATTCTATATGGTATATTTTTTTTAACTAAAATTCTTTTTCCACTATCATTTTTTATATCATAGATGAATCTGATATATTTTCCATTTAATTTTTTTTGTGATTCATGATAAGCCTCCCACACCTCTTCACCATAAGGATCATCTTTTGTATATTTTCTTTCACCATTTACTTTTACTTCTATTTCTTTACCTAAAACCTTGTATGTTTTATAATTTTCGTCAACAAAATAAATATAACCTTCCCCTTCATAAATATCCACTATAATTTTTTCTACTGGATAATCAATTGTTTTGAATTCTAGATCTTTAGCCAAAAATCTAATCATTTTGTTTTCCAAATCTTCGTTGTTATCTATCCACACATCTACTTGATTTCTACTGGGATATACTTGTGGTAAGGGAACTGGTCTCCAATAGAAAGGTTCTTCTTTGTTTTCGAATAACTGCTTAAAGGTTAAAATATTAAACATGAGTTGATTTTTTTTATATAATGCTATATATTAAAATTACATTTTATATTTCTATATATACTTATTCAAAAAATAAGAATACGTTATGCCAGGAAAAAGAGGACGTCCAAAGAAAACAGAAAAAACAGAAAAGGTTTGGACAGATAAATCAGAAGAAAAAGAATACATAAATAAAAAATTAGGTAATATATCAAATCTACAAGACGAAATTAATTCGATGTTAGATGAGATAGATACTTTACCACAAGACTTAATCCCACCAAAGGATTTATTACCAGGTCTTGATTTTGAATATTCTAAATACGATTACGAAAAAGATATAGAAATGATAAAAGAAGACGCTGCTGAAACACTGGAGTGTCTATCAAGTTTATACCTCAATGATACTTTGATGAGAAAGAAAAATGTCATGAGCATCATCAAAAATGACGCTGAAACAATCAGTGATATTAAGTTCTCGTTATCTTGCGCTAAAAGAGGACTTGTAAATTGTATGAAACAAATAGATGCTGGTGCTAACGACCCCGAGATGCATGTGGCTGTAAATGCTTACCAGAAGGAGATTAGAGATAGTTCAAAAATGATAAATGATTTATCTACTAAAATGAAATCTTTTTATAAAGAATTAAGAGACGAATACGAACATAAAGAGATTAATGAACAACAAAAAGTAGAAGAGCAACAATCACAAATAGAAGAACAAAAAGTATCAGACGATTTGGTTATCTTTGATCAAAGAAAATGGAATAAAATAATTGAAGATTTTAAGAAAGATCCTACATTGTTACAGGGCCAAGGGTTTGGAACTGGGGGAATTAGTCCTAGTGGTTCAGTTAATCAAGAACCATTTAGTAATCCTTAATCTACGTAAGCTTTTGGCAATCCGTAATATTTAACTTCAACTCCTGGTTTAGTTAATCTTTCAGTAAAAGAAAAAACTGAATCAGGATGTTTCATTTTCATAATTTTGGTTACTCCAACCATATCTGTAATTTTAGCTTTATAAAAAGCTTTGTTCATTGTGAGATCCGGTAATATTATATAATAGTAATCAACGCCATTTAATTTTGGAATATAAGCCACTACGTGTTTTCTTTTAGTTACTCTACTCATTTCACTCCTGTAATCTTTACAAATCATATCGTACTTTTCTTGACCAGTTTTACTCATTTGTAAATCATTAACAAATGTTCTTATAACTTTAAGATTATTATCTGGAGCACAATAACAATTTAATATAGTGCCTCTAAATGAATAAGTGTAATGAGCTAATTTTCTATCTATTACAGATTTGAAATCATTAATATTATCTATTAAAACAACTTCACCGCTAGGTACTCCTAGTATATAATCCATGGCTATTTCTGGTTGTTTTTTCAGCGTATAATTACCATCTAGGTCTAATTCCATTTGACGATATGTTGGAATATCATCTTCGTCTTCAATACCGTCTCCGCGTTCGAATAATTTAAAGCTCTTTATCACCATACTATCATATCCATTTGATCCAAAATATTTGGAAGTAATTTATCTTCAAAACAATGTTTTTCTAATTTAATCGGTACAAATCCACCAGGTAAAGGTTTCTTCCAAGTTGCTTTCCACATCACAAGATTTCTAGCTTTGAAATATTGTATTTGTTTAGTATTCATATATATAACTTGACCACTTGGGAGACCAATAATTTCGTAACCGTTATCCCATTCAATTTTCTTTGGTTCTGGTTTTATCTCAGATGTTATTTTGGTTGCTAATAGTGTTTTAGCGTGATCGTAAGTAATGTTTTTACGTTTAGCATAATCAGCTATTGTATCCATTTCAATTTCACCGTCCATATTAGGATTACCACTTGGTTCGTGAGCATCTAAAAAATCTTGAAAGGTACTCCAATTTTCATTGAATTTTTTGATCATAGTGATATTTTATCTTTTTTCATAGAAGAATTTGTAGTTCTTTTAGTTATACATAAATTATCAATATTGGCTATGGTTTCGATACTAATATTATTTTTAAACCCATGAAAGATACTAATTTTATGATCTATAGTTGGATATAATATATGATTATAATTTAATATTAAATTATCTTTAATGTATTCTCCATCGTAATAATCTTTTCCAT